GCACAAACCCCGATAACCCAGAGGCAGCAACAGTTCTACCAGAAACGGCAGAGGAAAAAGCCAAACAACTTCCCGACCCGTCTGGATATAGAATTTTGTGTGCGATTCCGCAAATTGATGAAAAGTATGACAGTGGCATTCTCAAATCTAGTCTTACTCAACATCATGAGGAACTTCTCGTAACGGTTCTTTTCGTAATGAAACTTGGTCCTGATTGCTATAAAGATGAGGCTCGGTTCCCAAGCGGACCGTGGTGTAAAGCGGGCGATATGGTGCTAGTGCGTCCTCACACCGGTACTCGTATCAAGATTCATGGGCAAGAGTTTCGGATCATCAATGACGATTCAGTCGAGGGCGTGGTCCAAGATCCACGCGGTATTTCACGAGCATAAGGAGCCTTCAAAATGGCAGAGAAAGAATACGAAATTGAAATAGAAGACGAAGACCAGGGCAAGCCTCAAGCCCGGGAGAACCTTAACATTGAAGTAGAAGACGACACCCCTGAAGAGGATCGTGGGCGACAGCCTATGCCTAGGGAGTTGGTCGAACAGCTAGACAAAGACGAACTCGACAAATATGACGATGAAGTCAAGTCCAAGCTAAAGCAGATGAAGAAGGTATATCACGACGAACGCCGAGAGAAAGAACAGGCGTTGCGTGAGTACCAAGAAGCGCTTTCGGTGGCCCAACGCGCGATTGAGGACAATAAACGCCTCAGAAATCGTTTGAGTGAAGGCGAGAAGATTTATGCTGATACCGCTAAAGACGCCGCTTCCCGAGCAGTTGAGATGGCGAAAAAGGAGTACAAAGAAGCTTATGATGCCGGTGATGGCGAGGCCATGGCTGGAGCGCAGCAAAAGATCACTCAGGCCACTCTTTCCCTAGAAAATGCAAATAATTTCAAACCTTCTTTACAAAACGCAGAAAAAGATGTAGAAATTAGCAATGTGCAGCCGCAAAAGGCTCCGCTTGATCCTAGAACTACCGACTGGATGTCAAAAAATCCGTGGTTTGGTAGTCCAAGGCATAAGGCGATGTCCAGTTATGCATATGGACTGCACGAAGAATTAAAGGATGAGTACGGTGACAAATACATCGGCTCAGACGACTACTTTGAGCGCATTAACAAACAGATGCGCCGAACATTCCCCAAATACTTCGATGAAGTAGACGGGGTAGAGATCGAGGTTGATGAGTCCAAACCTTCTCAACAACGTGCAAAGGCATCACCCATAGTTGCTCCAGCTTCAAGAAGCACAGCCTCCAAAAAGGTCAAACTTTCGCAGTCACGACTGCAAGTAATTAGAAAACTTGGGATAACACCCGAGCAATATGTGGAACAATTTTTGAAATTGGAGAATTAAAATGTCTGAAAACCGAATTGCACGTGAATTAGAGAAGCGTAGTGAAGTAGAGCGCCCCAAATCTTGGCAACCTGCTTCGTCCCTCCCTGAACCAGACAAACAGGCGGGCTACACTTATAAATGGATTCGTGTGTCTGTTAATGGGCAGCGCGACCCGAAGAACATTTCAGCCAAACTCAAAGAAGGTTGGGAATCTGTTCGGATCGAAGAGCAACCCCGCTTTAAGTTGTTCACTGATACCAATAGCAGTTTCAAAGACGGCATTGAGATCGGTGGATTGTTGTTATGCAAGATGCCAAATGATTTTAAAGATCAACGCTTTGCATATCATGCGAAGAAAACTAAAGATCAAATGGAATCTGTTGACAACCATTATTTACGAGAGAATGATCCGCGTATGCCCATGTTCTCTGAACGCAAGTCTACGACGTCATTCGGAACTGGACGTTAACTTTTTAAGGAGTTTAAAATGGCTTATCCCACTATAGATAAACCATACGGACTAAAGCCAGTCAATTTGATTGGTGGTCAAGTCTTTGTGGGCTCAACACGTTTAATGGAAATTGCAACAACGGCTAACGTTGGCTACGGAACCGACATTTTTTATGGTGACTTGGTCAAACGTGTTACTGGTGGAACGATTGAGAAAGACACAGGAACAACGACCGCAACCCCATCCGGTGTGTTCTTGGGATGTCAGTTCACAAACGCTTCTACTGGTCAATTTCAACAACAGCAGTTCTATCCTGCAAGCACAGCCGTAGCCGCAGGAACAAAGATCTTTGCTTTTGTTGCTGATGATCCTGACACGCTGTTCCAAGTGGTTTCGTGTTCTGGTACAACTGTTGTAGCCGGTGTTAGCATGGCTGTCATTGGTAGCAATATGTCTCTTATCCAGAATGCGGGTTCAACCATCACGGGTAACTCGGCTGTTGCGGTGCTTAGTACCAGCACTAACACAACCAGTACTTTGCCTATTCGTGTTATTGATGTGGTTCGAGACACAGCAACCGGCGCTGATGCGTTTGTTGAGCTTATCGTTAAGATAAACATCGGCACACATCAGTATACCAACTCAACCGGCGTATAAGGAGCAATTTAAATGGCTATTTCACGCGCACAACTACTTAAAGAACTCCTTCCGGGCTTGAATGCTTTGTTTGGCCTTGAGTACGCTAAATATGGCGAAGAGCACAAAGAGATTTTTGAGACCGAAACCTCCGAGCGTTCGTTTGAAGAGGAAACTAAACTGTCTGGCTTCTCTGCCGCTCCGGTGAAGAACGAAGGCAGCGCAATTGCCTACGATAACGGTCAAGAGGCTTTCTCTGCTAGGTACAACCACGAGACTATTGCTCTTGGATTCTCGCTGACTGAAGAAGCAATTGAGGACAACCTCTATGATTCTTTGGCTACGCGTTACACCAAAGCCTTGGCCCGTGCCATGTACTACACTAAAGAGACCAAAGCTGCCGCTGTTTTGAACAATGGTTTTGATACCGACTTCCCTGGTGGAGATGGTCAGCCGCTGTTCTCAACGGCTCACCCCTTGGTCTCTGGTGGTGTCAACTCCAACGAACCTTCCACCCCGGCTGACCTGAATGAGACTTCTCTTGAGAATGCCGTTATTCAGATCGCTGCGTGGACAGACGAGCGTGGCTTGCTAATTGCAGCTAAGCCCCGTAAGTTAATTGTTCCTCCCAGCCTGATGTTTATTGCAACCCGCCTCTTGGAGACTGAACTCCGAGTTGGTACGGCTGACAATGACATTAACGCTTTGAAGAACAATGGTTCGATCCCCGAGGGTTACACCGTTAACCATTACCTGACCGACAGCGATGCATGGTTCCTTTGCACCGATGTACCTAATGGTATGAAGCACTTTATCCGTAGTCCGATTACAAACTCCATGGATGGTGACTTCGACACAGGTAACGTTCGTTACAAGGCTCGTGAGCGTTACTCGTTCGGGTTCTCGGATCCGCTGGGCATGTTTGCTTCGCCCGGAGCGTAATTAGTTTTAGGAAGGGGGGTTGCAAAACCCCCCTTTTGTTGTATTCTCTAGATACCAAGATTTTTACCTGCGCAGACTGGCTTGGCAGACTTAGTAGAGACTGTGCAGGGATGTGCTACTACACGAAAGGCTTATCATGGCACGTACTACTTTTTCGGGCCCCGTCCGGGCTGGCTATCAGGGCGGCAATGCCGACGCACAAAATCCAGTAACCCCCACCACCATCAACGCTGGCGAGGTCATTGAAGTTGACCAAGGCACCGGCGCTTATGGTTTCTATTCCCGGGTTGAGCCCACTGTTGGGTTCGGTTCTAGCACCTTTCAAACCCCCGGTGAGGCTTATGGCATGTTCGGTCGCACCCAAACCGGTGCCCCGTTTGCAACACTCCCCTCGACCACCTTCAACCACATGGCTGGTGTCGTTGGTAACTTTGCAGTAATCGGTACCTACTCTAACAACGGCCTGATGGCTGGTGTGATGGGCATCATCAATACCAATACCCTGTCTGGCGATGCCGCTGTGATGGCGTTCATGGCTGGTGACTCTGGCGTGACGACTTGTCGTGCAGCGTTCGGCGTTGCCATGGCTCAAACCACACCCGGCTCTGGCTTTGAGTTTGGTATCGACCTGAAGATGCAAGACCCAGTTCTTGACGGTGGAGGTTCTTCTGCCGTCATCCCTTA